TCGGGCTGTTGCTGAACAGAACGAGGCTATTGCTGCCCGCCGTGCTTCCAGCCACTGCAAGCGTGTTGCCGCCGTCTCCAGCGCCGCCACCAGATGGCACGCTGATGAGGATGCTGCCGGCACTCATACCCACTGAGGCGATGCCCGCACCCACAAAACTCATGCTGCGGATATCTACCGTGCTACTACTTGACTGCCCCGTGGTATTGCTAATCCCATAGATACCAACAGAGTCAGCAGTCTGCGCGGCGAACGTCGTGATCCACGAAGGAATAGCGAGCGTGGCACCCAGGCTGTTCGTAGTGGCGACGACTGCAAGTGACCCGTTCGTGGTAGTCGTCGCGAAATTGTGCGAATGGTTCGACTGAGCTGCTGTTGTCAGCCACGCGGGCACGTTGATGCTGAGACCAGCGCTGTTCGCAGTCACGCTGAGGCCATTAGCTGTCAGCGCAGTGTTGAGGCCGATAGCGTCCGTACTACCCCGCGCAGTAGTCAGCGCCGTGGTGATGAATGGGGGCCAAGCCATGCTCAGCCCTTGCGTGTTGTGCGTGACGCCGACAGTCGTGCCCGCCTGCGTGGTGCTGGTGTAGCCGACAGATGCATACTTGCTGCTGTCAGCAGACAGCGCGGCAGTCGTCAGATACTGTGTCAGCGTGGGGCCGCTGATGACGATCTGGTTGCTCGCGTTCTGGCTGACGGTGACGTTGTTGCTGCCGTTGATGAACACGGTGCCCGTGCTGGCCGAGAACGACGTGCCCGTGGTGCCAGTAGTTCCAAGCTGCACAATGTTGACGCCGTCTGACCCACCCCCGCCGCCTGCGCCACCAATGATGCTGATGGTGTTGCCCGCAGTGCTGATGGTGATGTTCGCACCCGCCACAAGGCTGGACGCGTTCGGAGCATTGATGCTGATCGAGTTGGAGGACTGGCTGAGCGTGACGTTGTTGCCGCCAGCCAGAGCAACCGTCGCGCTGGCGTAGGTGTTCGCAGTGCCGGTCGTGTTCCCGCTGATCTGCAGGATGTTGTAGCCGTCACCCGCGTAGGTAGTGATGAACGGTGGCACCCCGATGGTGGCGCCCGCGCTGTTCGTGGTGGCGACAACGATCTGGCTACCGTTGGTCGTCGTGGTGGCGAAGTTGTGGCTGTGATTGCTCTGCGCCGCAGTAGTCAGCCACGCTGGCACGTTGATGCTGAGGCCGCTGCTGTTCGCAGTAACCGACAGCCCGTTGGCAGTCAGCGCGGTGTTGAGGCCGATGGCGTCGTTGCTCGCACGCGCCGTGGTCAGGTACGCGCCGGGGCTCTGCGCCGTGGTGAGGAACGGGGGCCAAGCCGCGCTCAGGCCAGCGGTGTTGTGCGTGACGCCGACTGTGCTGCCTGCCTGCGTGGTGCTGGTGTAGCCCGTGCCAGCGATATTGCCCGCTGCCTGCGTCTGCGTGGTCTGCGCAGCCACGCCGATGATGCTGACGGTGGAACCAGCAGCGCTCAGAGTCACGTTGCTGCCGCCAGCCCACACAACATCGGTGCCGCTGATGGTTGACGCGCCTGCGGTGTTCCCGCTCAGCACGTAGGCGATGCCGTGCTGGCTGTTCCAGTCGCTGGGGCGCACCAAGTCAGTCGCGGCCACCGTCTGCGTGGATCCGACGCTGTTCATCACCGTGACCGTACCGGTCATGTCGGCGATGATGTTCGACTTGATGTGGACGATGCTCATAGAGCGTCCTTAAGTCGCAGTGCCTTGGAAGATGGGCTGGGTGCCGCTACTCACCCCGTTGATGTTGATCTGTAGACCGGGCACCAGCGACAGCGGCCCGCCCAGGTCCATGTAACCGAACACATGCTTGCCCGCGTCCGTGCTGTCGTAGAAGATTGCCCAGTACGATCCCGTGGGGTTAGACGCATTCGCTGCGATGGAGATGGGGCTGGTGGCATTGAGGCTTGCCACGGCGCCGGAAAACGTGCTCGTGGGGCTGGTGAGCGTGACACCCCCGGCAGAGTAGTTGCCTCCCGGCGTCACCTCCGCGGTGGAGTAGTTCTGCGTGCCGCCAGCGCCCCAGCGCGGGTCGCTGTCTGCTACAGCCGGGGTCACCGCATTGGTGATGATTGCCATCTTGATGGTGTTCGTAGCCCACAGGGACGCAAGCCCGGTGAGCGTCATATTCGAAACGAACTTCGCGGATACGTGAGTCTGACCTACTGACATTATTGATACTCCTGTATCGCGAGAGTTGACGTGCTGGCGCAGATCGCGTGGATAGCAGCAGTGGTGAATGTGTAGCTGTCCATCACCCAGGTGCCGTTCGGGGTCAGGGTGATGCCACTGTCCAGCGCGGCGGACGTCCCATCACCGAAGTTGACGTTGACGCTGCCCAGGTTGATGATCACGAGCTTGGTCCGGTTGGCATTTGCCGCGACGACGATAGAATCTGCCGTGCTGACACTGGCCGTGGCTGGTGCGTTTGCGGTGCCACGCCCACGCAGCAGCGCGTTAATGCCTCGTAGCTTGGCCTCCACAGTGCCTGCGGAGTCACCATAGACCGCCGCGTCTGTCGTTGACCCGAGCGCGACGTCCCCACCGTCAACGATGGTGACTGCCCCGCCACCCCCTCCGCCCCCGCTGCCCGTGTACCTGATCCACTGAAGCGCTGAGGTGTCCCACACGTACATGGCGACCTTGTTGACCCCCTCCGACTGCGTGCCGGTAGAGTCAACGAGGGTTGACCGATGTACATATGCGCTTAGAGGATCAGCCACGGACTACAGGCGGTCGAGGTAGTTGTTCCGCTCCACGAAGCCGCCGCTGTCACCGTAGAACAGGTCCACATGCTCGCCGGTGTAGCAGTCGTCGCTGCCCTTCATCTCCAGGGTGGTGAACCCCTTGTCCCAGTTGGCGGGCTTGGTGACGCTGACGTCCGACTCGCCGGACATGACCAGCGGCTGGCAGTTGATCTCGGTGTGCTCGGGGCTGAACACCATGCCAGACGGCATCACGTTCAGGTCGGGGCGGGCGTGCTGGCCGCGCATGTCCCGCGACGACTCGAAGCTGGCCCACTGTTCATCCGGGTTGCCCTCTTCCTTGTACGGCACGAGTATCTGGAACTTCTCTTGCAGGGGATGCGGCATTTGATTCTCCAAGTAGTCGTGGGCGCATTATAGCGCCCACGATAGGTTGATGGCAAGGGCAGCAGCGTGCCGCCCCGGCATTACTCCGGCAAGTCCTTGGGGCTGGGCCAGCCGTCACCGGGGTACGAGATGCCGGTGACCGTCTTCAGCTCCATGGGGTGGATCTCGACCATCGGCTGATTGCTGATGTCCATGCCGGGCGGCATGATGTTGAAGCGCGCAGCCTCGCCGTACGGGGTGTCCCGCTTGTCGAGGTAGCCCGTGTCGGTGAACCCGGAGTAGACGCCGATGTCGTTGTGCAGATGCGACAGGCCGGGGACCTTCGCGGTGGCAGGGGAGTTCTTCGCCATGTTGATGCTCCTTAGGCGCTGACGCTTGCCAGCGGTTGAATGACCGACTCGAGCACGGCTTGCACCACTTCCGTGGCGTCCGTGCCCTTGGCGATGTAGACGATGTCACCCTGCAGAACCGGGATGCTGTAGACGGCAGTGCCACCCTTCGTATCCGTGGTCAGCAGCGTGTTGGCCGTCGCAGCACTGGTGCTCACGCCGGTGCCGGGCACCGCGTTCACAGCGTAGGCTGCGGTCGTCACCGCCGTGCCGTTGCCGCCCGCCACGCCCGTGGGGACGAGCGTGTAGGTGGCAGTCACGGTGTTCACCAACGTGGTGCCGTTGTTGGTGACGCGGAACAGCAGCGGCCCGTTGCTGGCGACGCTGCTGGTACCGACGGTGGTGGCCGACAGCGTGAGCGACTTGATCAGCAGCGCGGTGAACGCTGCGAACTTGTTGCTCTGCGCCGCGTTGCCGGTGAGCCCGCCCACCGTCAGCGTGCCGCTCGTGCCGGTCGTCAGCAGGGGGATGGGCAGCACGGCCTGATAGACCGGGCTGTCGAACATCATGTTTTTCGTGACCATGTCGTGTACTCCTTAAACCAGAGAGTCCCACTTCACGATGCGAGCGTTCGCAGCGAGAGTGTGGACGATGCCGAAGCCGCCGAGGTAATACCACGCGACGCCCTTGCTGCGACCGTAGTCGCTGGGGATCTTGCCGCGCATCTCCTCCGGCACCGCGATGGCCTCGGCCACCGTGTCGTTCCCGAAGAAGAAGATCCAGTCCGACTTGCCCTGCGACCACGTCGTCTGGGTGATGCCGTCTGTGCCGGTGCCCTTGGCGATGTTGGTCTGCTCGACGTAGCGGACGTTCTCGTAGCGGCCGATCTCGCCGTTCATGATCAGCTTGAAGCCAGTATCGCTGTACTGGTGGATGGTCTCCAAGTTGTTCTTGAACGTGCGCAGCGTGGTGGGCCACGCCAGGGCGTAGTAGTCGTCACCCAGGTACGCGGGGATGTTGCGTTCCTTCATCGCGTCGACCACCGACTTGGCGTGGCCGTTGCTGTAGGCGATGGTGTTGGTGCCCGTGACGGTGCCGTTGGTGAACAGCTGGATCGCGGCGGTGTCAGTGCCCGAACTGGCGATGGCGCGCAGCGGGGTCTGGTTGAACTGCGTCCAGGCGAGGCGGTCGAACGTCTTGACGGCGTCGTTCTTCAGCACCTTCTGGATCAGCTCCATCACCGGGAACTTAGACAGATTGTCCAGCTTGCCCGAGTACGGCACCGAGTTGCCGGCTTCCGTCACGGTCAGGGTGCCCTGCGTGATCGTGAAGTTGGTTTCCGGCATGGTGTTGGTCTCTTGGATGACCCCACCGGCCGAGGCCACATCAGAGAAGACGTCCCAGGTGAAGATGTCACCCTTCTTCTTGCCCTGCTGCGACGCGTCGCGGACGTCAGCGAACTGACGGAACTTCACCAGCGGCTGCACGGCCATGCGCAGCACGTTGGACAGTTGACGGCTGTACATGAACCCGCCCAGCGAGTTCACAGCCCAGACTTGACCTGCCATTTCAATTCTCCTTGATGTTTCAGTTCCGCATCCACTGCGGCCCGCCGCGCTTCTCGCGCATGGCTTGGAT